TCCGTTAGTTCGTTTAATAGGATACCCATTACCACTTTACCTTATCTGCCCAGTAGGCTGCACTTAGTTTGCCCTTGCTAATATTTTTTGCATGACGGGCTTTGAAAGACTTGCGCCGTGCTGCGTAGGATGCAGACTCACCAGCCTTCTTAGGAGAACCAGATACACCCTGCTGCCCAAAACGAATTGTCTTAACTTGAGTTCCTTCTTTAGCCACAACTACGTGTGACTTCTTAGGATGGTTAGGAGTCCGCTTAGGCTTGTTATAGCCAGATACACCAGCACGGGTTAATCTAGAATCTTTCATTACTTCTTCCTTACCGCTGCGTTGTCTACTAAATTTGGATAAGGACGACCTGCTGCTTTAGCACGCGCTTTAGCCTTAGCCTTTTGTGCAGGCGTTAAAGGAGTTGACTTCTTTTTAGGATTAGGTTTATCCCAGAACGCCTTCTTTTTCATTACCAGCCGTACCTATCTTTTAGAATCTTCTGCATAGCAGCATCTTGTGGAGTCATCTTAGGAGTTTTCTTAGGAGTTACTTTTGGCTTTGGCTTAGGAGTTGGCTTTACTTTGCCAAGGTCCTTTAATCCAACTGTGCTGCCATTAGGTAATACAACTGTTACGCCAGACTTCTTAGCCATAAGTTTCTTAGTACCAACTGCAGGCTTACGTGGTGCAACTGGCATTCTTTTTTGTGCTGTTTTTTTTGGCATTACATACCGCCAAATAATCCACGCTTAGGCATAGCTTCTTTGCTGTCTTCTTAGCCATCTTCTTCTTAGCAGACTTCTTGGCTACCTTCTTCTTAGCACCCATTGTCATTGCTTTTGATTCCATACCTTCAGCCTTGGCATACATCTTTGCTGCCTTCTTACCTGCTGGTGTGTATGGGAACTTCTTATCTCCAACCATTGGCATTATATTGCTCCTACTTCTTTTAGTTTAGATACGGTATTGTTTTGGATTATTCTGCTATCACCCATGGTGTTGGCATCAAATGCTTTACCCATGACATCAGATGCACGAAGTGCTTCCTGAATTTTTTTCATTGAAGTACCAGCAGGTTGGATTCCATCGGCACGTGCAGCGCGATAGGCTTCTAACTCGCCATCCCATTTTTTGTTACTTACCATCTTCTGAGAAGATGAATCTCCTGGGTTTAATTGCAACCCTAAAATCTTGCATCCAAAGCAACCTTCAACATCTTCTGGATGGTCTAGTCTGTGTCTCATACTGTCTCCACTGTGTAGCCTGCAGCCTCAAGGCTAGCCTTCTCACCTTCAGTTACCTCATAGGAGTATCCTCCAATGTAGGCTTCGTCAGCAGCCTCTACTTCTTCTGAGGATGGATAACGAACCTCAAAGTATTCGCCATCTATCTTTAATACTGTTATACCTCTTACGAGTCTAAACTGTTCAAATAGACGGCCTGTACCTGCTGGGCCTTCACTTACTGTAGGTGTTGTGAATCTGTATGCCATATAGCCTCCTAAGCCGTTTTATGGATAGAGCAGGGGTTTCCCCCTGCCCCACCCATCTAATTACTTAGATTATGCACGAACTGATGAAGCAGTCTCAATGCGGTATAGCGCCTCTTGGCGATAGATAGACCAGTTGATAATACCGTGCCAGCCGACTGGGCGGAAGCGGTTCAACTTATCTACAACGTTACCAAACTCAATGCCTGGTTCCTTCCATACTGCTTCAGCAAGTGCTTGCTGTCCTAGTACGTAAGTGTTGTAAACACGAGCCTTTGGTGTAACTGTAAGTGTGTTTGTTCCAACAGTTCCTGAGTTAGCGACAGACACTGTGAATGTAGTGTTTGTTGCACCAACTGAGATTGCTGTAATCAAAGCACCTGAACCAACGTTTGTACCTGAGATGGCATCGCCAACCTCAGCAAGACCACCGAATGCAGCATTTGCTGCAACGATTGTGAACTCACCTGATACACCTGAAACTGCAGGAGCAGTAGCAAGTGCTGTTAGAGCCTTACCTGAAATGGTGTTAGTCATGCGTGGTGTCTCAATAAAACGGACACCTTCCCATGCGCCTAGTTCACCAGCAAATAGTGGACCAACATTCTGGTACTCGTGTGGTGTACGCCAGATGTTGTTACCTGTCTCTGTGCGTAGGTCGTGTGAAACTTCTGGGTGGATGTATGAAACATACATTCCGCCACGTGGAACAACATTAGAAGCACGCAACTTTGTTACAGCGTAACGGATGTCGCGTCCCTTAAATGTGTCTGTTGTGTCAATTGTTGTCTTAGCAGCAGTTGTTGAAAGCGCTCCGCCTGATTCACGGATAACGTTTGTACCTGCGTCAAGAACAGCAGCAACACCATTGTCTAGTGTAGTTGCCATGTTGAATGCAACTGCGTTAGCAATCCATGGGTCAACATCTGCAAGTGACATTAGTGACAACTTGCGAGTTGGAAGTACTACGCGACCTAGTTCTGTCTGTGCGACATCTAGTGTTGTAGTTGCTGGTAGTGCTACTGCGTCTGGGTCTACAGTTTCAGCGAGTGTTGCACCAGCAATTGTGGTGTCAGCAATATCGTTGTGGAACTGGAAACGGATTGAAGAACCATCGTGAGTTGGGTTTCCGATTTTCTTGTCCGCGATTGCACGGAACTGTGGCACTGAACGCAAGTTGAGTTCAATCAACTTATCGTATGCCATAGTAACAAGATTGGAACCTAACCCAGAGGTTGAAGTTGAAAAGACATCGGCCATTTGGCGATATCCCCTTTCTAATTAGTGTGCGGTTTTTATTGACCGCTGAGAATGGATATGATTTCTTCCTCAGATGAGGCATTTGCAATTAATCGCGCAATGTCTTCTGAATAAGCGGGAGTGTCAGCCGTTTGAGTAATAGAATCCTGTTGCTGTAAAGCACGTATGTTTTCTGTATCAACTGGCTTTTCTTGCTTAGGCGCGTATCCAATTAAGTCACCGTTCTCAACGAGCCAGTTTGACACTGCGTCTTCATTGATGGTGTCTAAGTCCTTAAGGACAAGACGGGCGGCCTTAGTGTTTACTCCCTTTGATTCAAGGATTTCTTTAACGGTTCGCTCATTACGTTCCTTGGAGAAGTTCGCTAGTTGTTCTTCAAGTTCCTTAATGCGCTTTTCATCTGCTCGTTTGGCTTTCAAGTTCCTTAATGCGCTTTTCATCTGCTCGTTTGGCTTTGCGTAGGTTAGCGATACCATCATCGCCGTACGAGTGTTGAGAGCGATTTGATTCGCTTTCTAGATTGTCGTTATCGTCTTCCCAGTATTGTTCGTTGCTCATGCAACATCACCCTTCATTAGTAGTTATCGCAAACCTCAACCAGATAAGGGGATATTTGATTGGCTTTTGCTACCAGACTATTACGCCTGACGGGGCTGGTGTGTCCGTCTAGGGAATTTAGAATGCGCTGCTTTTGCCTGTTCCTAGAGCATTGCGGCCTAAGCCTGCTGCTCCACTAAAGGAGCCAACTTCTTTCTCGGCTAGTTTTAAGCGCTTGCGCTTAGCAGATTCAAGTTGCTTAAAGACTTCTTCTTCTGCTGTTGCTTGTGTGTAGTTAATTCCTTCTTCGCCATAAATCTGGCTAAGTTTTGTAGTAGTAGGAAGTGCACCACTAATTGCTTCGTAACCTTCTTGTGCCTTCTCTTTTGTTATACCCATCTGAGCAAGGGCTGTAGCACGATTAACATCTGTTATTAGACCTTGGCTAAGGGCTGCTGTACCAATCTCAGCAGCAGTAACCTTCTCTTGCAACTTAGGTAGATTCTCTTTAGGGTTAAGAAAGTACTTAACTAAATCTGTATCTGTAATGTTGTAAAAAGCATTTAATGTATTTTTAATTTTTGGGTCAGCATTGTTGACACGGGTTACTACTGTATCAATTCTATCCTTAAACTCAATTGCTGAAATATCATTACCAATAATGTCTGCCATAGAAGCAGTCTTAATCTTTCGGTCAATACCAAAGTAATTCTGTAAGCCATAAGCACGCAGGGTTTGTGAGTATGAATCTTCTAGTGCTAAATACTCAGCCTCTGACAGTACATTAAGTCCAGAAGCACGGCGGGTTTCATTACCCTTGAATCGAGTTGTATAAGCGGCAGTCTTACGAAGTTCTACTGCAGCCTGATTAGAACCTAATCCTGCATCCATAAACTTTTTAATTTCAGGTACTAGTTCTTCTAGTCCAAAATCCTTAAAGGTACTTTCTAGTATAGAGTATGCATCTTCATCTACTGTAGACTTGTACTTTTTTCCAGATGGAATAAGAATCTTAGTGCTACCATTAGAATAAATACCAACAACATTTCCATACTCATCTGTTTCTGTAGATACTAAAGTAACGTTAGTAGTTTGA